TCACAGGTTGAAGGTGTGTAAGTTCGTGCTTCTGTCGGGTCAGGGTTTTCAAGAAGGCCATCTTTGGAAGTCCTCCTTCAAGGTGGAGGTAGGATGCCTCAAACAATCGCAGATAAGCGAGTTCAAATTCTTCATGGGTCGGGCTTCGGGTCGGGCTGATGTCGTCGGACATGATTCAACGGAACACTACTCACCATATAAACGACTCGTTGATTCTGCCTCATATATGGGGATTCGTTGAGGCGTTGGCTTTCGTCGCTCTGTGGCCTTGTTGGATAGCAAGAACAAGCGCAGGGCGCAGCAACTACCGCAGACTAAACCGAGAGCGTCCAGCGCAACCGTTGAGGCCTTTCCAGATGGTTCAAAACCCGACCTTCAACATGAATCAAAGCGACTCTTTCATGATCTCAATTTCTCTAAGATCAACCTCCAAAATTGAGAAAAATCGAAGGCAAAAGCAGAGGAAAGGATCATTCTAAAATCGCCCAAATTAGGCTAAAAACGCACTTCTCGAAAGAGAGATCGACGTCTGATGAGTGATGCAATTTTGCATAATGTTTAATAGGGATGGGTTGGCGGAGCTGACAAAGCGGAGCATTTCAAGGAGAATGCTTTTGCATAATGCTTATATACCTGGTATGCCTATGCTTAACGTCACCCGCCAAAAACCAGGTAAAACACAAAAGCTACCTTCGCTCACCCTCGCAAAAAATCTACAATAATTTTTTTTCAATTTTTTTTCAAGGCGTATTTTTTTATCTGCGTTTTTCCAGCAGGAGCAAAAGCCGACGTCACGTTTTTATTGCGCTTCAAATGTGCATTTAGCTCTCGAATACTCGGAGTTCCACCTTTCATCACATCATACAATTTATCTCGGATCAGACTTGACTCTATCCAACCCTGGCCTTCCATCACTTCAAGGACATGATCGGCAAGACCTTTCCTCGCCATTCACCAAAGCCCCACGTACTTACCAGGGCTTGGCCTCTTACTGTTCGTTGTCTTGCCCCCTTTCGACCAACCGCTACTATTCGCTTTCCCTACGGCCACAGGTGCAGCTCCACCCTCTCTATGCGAGAAGCAATCAATAGCATGAGCAAGAGCCATCGTCGTATCGTTGTGCTTCCCCAAGTCCACAATATCACCGCCCTTCCAGACGTGACATTCCAATTCGTCAAGTAGCACATCTATGATCCGCCTCGTTTCATGATCGCCATACGGGAACACCACCTTGCCCTGCTCGAACCAGACTCTAAGCCTGTTCAACAGAGCTTGCTTCAACGACTTGTTGCTGACCTTGCTCGGCCTGTAATCAACCACCGCACCCGTCTGCGAAATCAAAGATTCGTAAAGCTGCTGAAAACCAGATGTTTCCGCAGAAAGCGTAGCATTTCCATACATCTTGCACCATTCGACTAATTTTTCTGCTTGCTTTGTTGGTGGAAAATCATTCCTTCTCCACACATTGACAACGTGCAAGTAGCCCTGTTCATCTTGTCGAACTGCAATAGCCACCGAGTAATCCTGTCCTAATCCATGAGCAGGGTCGAATCCGATAACATACCTGCCTCCATGATCCTTTGAGTATGATAACTTAGCATCCATGTCCAGGTTCTTTCGAGTATGTGTTCTCGGATAGGCTGCTGAATCATCATCCATCACCTTGCACAGATACTCCTGGGCAAACGCAAGATCGCCCATAGCCCCCTTCTGTTCCATGATAAACGCCAAGCTCCGTTGTTGAGGCCAAAGCACCTGCGGTTCTATTGCCCCTGCACTTGAACGCCATTCATCCCAATTAGGAATTGCCGACCATGTTCCGCTTTTCCAGGCTTCATTCGATAACATCTCCGTATGATACAGATCGACTGCGCTCATCGGTGTCCCAACGCAATACAGGCTTGTCCCTGGACTCAACATAGGCGTGACAACCTTCTGCAACCAAAGCCTTACCGAATCCATAGGCGTATCGCCCATGTCCGTTAGCACATCGTCAAGAGCAATACAGGCTGGATGCTCACCACGCATAGCTGCGCCCATACCTGTTGCCTTGATCCAAGCACCATTCGTAAGCCTAAGTTCAAATTTTCCTCCCCGTTTATCGTCAATGAATTTCCGCAATTCGGGGTGTCTTGTCAAATCCTCCCGAATCTCGTTCAATCGGTTGCTGGCGGTGTCCTTCGAGGCTGAAAAAAGCCAACAGGTGAACGGTTTGTCCCTCCATTTAGCGAACAATGCCTCATGTAGCAGCTTGATTCTCAATGTCGTGGACTTGCTATGATCTCTGGGCGCAATAATACAGACCCTATGCACCTGTGCATCCTTGCGATCCGAATACAGTTCAAGCCATTCATCAATGTGCTCACCCCGATTGTAGCCAAGCCATTCATAGAAGTAGCCTACGTCATTCCTTGAACGCTCAAGGGCGAATCCCCTCATACTGTCGAACTCCTTACAGCAGCTTCGATCTCAACGCCACATTGATTACAATAAAGGATAACTGTTCTGGCTTGCTCATTTACTTGAGCAATCTCCCATCGGTGAGAGTTCCAAGCGTTAGAGCATGGTATCATGGCTTAACTACGACGAATGCGATAAATCAAGGTTCGCACTACTGCTTTCGCCATCGGTTGTAGCCAATCACTCGCCTCATCAGCAAATACATAAAGTTCCTCCAAAAGTTCATTCTTCTTCAGCCTCAATCATACGAACTTCTGCACCGCACCCAGAGCAAATAAGAATTGAAACCATACCCTCTCCTTCCATGTCCCATTCGTCTTTCATGAAGTCGCTTTGCCAAATCAAAGGACTGCGACACCACCAACAAGGCGTAGTGGGCGTTTCGTCTGGATCACCTTTAGGCCAATAATCTGTGATAATTGTTCCCGATCTATCGTTAATTTCATGCACTACTTTGTCTGTCATACTCTCACTTCATATATCGCAGCGTCTTAGATTATATTATGGCTGATGATGCGATTCTCCTGATCCTCTCGAATCACGGAGAGCGACTCACCAGCATTGAATCGGACGTGCATGATATACGCACAGGGATTGAGCACATAAAGGATAGTCCTATTTTCGCCATTGAACGCTATGTCCGTCGAAAGGTTGCTCAAACAGGTGGCGTTATCGGTCTTGTATTATTCGCATTCATGGCCTTTACTCAATGAATACCTTGAAGAATCGCACACCCCATCAAACAAACATGGGGATTCGGCAACGTATCGTTCAAGCGGTCACAAGGCGCAAGCCAGACCAACCTTCAACTCCGATTCCTTCAACCTCTGGCGTTGTCACTCCCCATACCCAACACTCCTTTGCTGCTATCGCAGGGATCAGCGACATAGTGAAGGACACAAACAAGCTCCGCACCACCGCCAACTACGATAATGACTTTGACATATTCGATGCTATGGTTGAGCTTGACCCCGAATTGAACGGTGCAGTTCGCTCTGTATCGCTTACAGGCAACAATTATGGCATTGACTATCGTAAAGCCAAGAATAATCAAATCCGAAACGCCATCAAGGAACTAACAGAGGAACGCCTGGACTTTGACGATCTCTTGGTATCAACCATGCGTGATCTCATGGTGTATGGAAACAGTATCAATAAGCTGGTTGGTCGTGCAGGTGACGGCATTAGCAGGGTTCAATCTCTGCCTATTAAGCAAATCACTATCACCGACGACAGAGAACCCCTCGAAGTCGGCTACTCTGGTGTTTATGCAACAGAGGCTAACCCAATCATGGAGGCGAAGTATTACCGTTTCCGTGAGCAGCAGGTGGATATGCAAACATTCCCTGCTGATGAGATACTTCACTTTCGCCTTGATGCACGTTCTAATTGGTATCAAGACTACTTGGGGCGTTGGACTTACGGTGTTTGGGGCGCATCCCGTTTTACCTCCCTCAAGCAAGCCATCCGAGCCAAATACAACACCATTAACAACCGCATAGCCCTACAAGACGCTCTCACCCGCCAATACATCAAGATCGGCAAAGAGGCTATCGAAGGCATACCAGACCCCGAAGAAGCAAGAGAGCGACTTACACACATTATGGATCAGGTCGGCTCTCTCATGGAGAACCTTCGAGCAGACCAAATCCCTATTCTCCCCCACTACGTTGAGATGCACCATGTTGATATGAGCAATAGCATTCCCGATGATACGAACTTCTTAGATTCAATCAACGCTGACATATCAGCCGTTCTCAATGTCCCAAGAGTAGCTGCGGGTCAAGAGTCTGGTTCAACATTTGCAGCCACTTACAATGCAAATATGTGGTCGGTCATGGCTATTGAACGCTTACAAACAATCGTAAGCGAGAAGATTCGTGATTTATTCTCGGATCACCTCGAACTCATGGGTATTCCTCACAAGCTCTCCGACCTGCCTCCACTTGTCTTTGAGTCTGTGGACTCCGAATCACCACTACACAAGATGCAACGAGCCAAGATTGGTGTTGAAGCAGGTATTATCACAGTCAATGAGGGTCGTGAGATTAACGACATACAACCCTTACCTCAAGGAAACGAGCTTAAACCTGCAAAGTCAAGCAACCCTAACCCAGAGATGCCCAGACCAGGAGAGGTAAGCCACGATGTTAAACCGACTGCGTGAAACGGTGATAGAGAAATGGAGTCAAATGAAACAGGCGTTCCTCCAACTTGCTCTCATTCTCCGACGTGCATAAAACAAAACATGAAAATAAGAAATATGTGTTTAACCTGTCAATTGAAACAAGCATTAACCTGGACTAAACCGTATTGAGGTGAAAAAAATGTCAAAGAAAGAGAACTCATTTAATGACCGCATGGTATCAAAGACTGTCTTACCTACAATTTACCTGTGGCTACTTGCCTCTGGTGCAGTAGTGGCTATGGGTATATGGAAGCCAGACGTAGTTCTCACCAACCTTGACGGCTTTATCGCACTTATCGCTATCATTAGCGGTGTAGCTGCGCCAGCATTAGCCACTATCCTTCGTATGTGGGAGTCCGAGCAACAAATTGAGATTGACAATATGCCTGCTGAACTTAAACATTCACGAGAAATTTCTTCTATTCAACAAGAGCATAGTATTGACTTAGAAAAGAAAGCACAAGAACACCAACACGTTGTTGAAAAATACGAAACTGGTTTTTCTAAGATTGTACCAATTAAGGAAAGGAAGTGATTTAAATGTCAAACGTGGAAGATGACGAACACGTCGAAGCCGCAGAGTATCAAGGAAAAAAAGTTACACTTAACAAGCCAACTCGTGGAGACGTAAAGAAATTTAAAGTATACGTCAAAGATCCAAAGACCGGAAACATCAAGAAAGTGAACTTTGGCCATGGTGGGTCATCAGCAAAAGCCAAAGGCGAAAAGACAATGAAGATAAGAAAGAATAATCCAAAAGCTAGAAAATCATTTAGAGCAAGACATAATTGCGACAATCCTGGACCAAAAACAAAAGCGAGATACTGGTCCTGCAAGAAGTGGTAGTCGATCTTTGGTTTAGAGTGATTTTCTGGAAGGCAATGTTCTTTGGGATAGTGATTCCGTCTGTTGCTTTCAGTTGTTATTGGTATCTGCTCTACAGACAACAGCAAGCGTTTTTAAAAAAGTTAGAAGAAATGCTTGACAAGTGATCCTCAATAGGTTATATTATTAATATAACATTCTGGGAGGAATCATGACAAGAGACGAATTAAATCAAAAATTAAAAAACTTAGAAACCACAGCGCTTGTTCCAAAACACCACCGCTTCGGTGATGATGGGTCATACGGTAGAGCCCTAGAAGAGTCTTTGGGTGTAAAAGAGAACAATTTTAAGACCGGCGATCTGGCTTTGGATGATGCCACGCGTGTGGAGTTGAAGACTACCAACGGCAAGAGCATGGTCACTCTTTTTTCAAAAGAACCGAAGTGGACGTGCAACGAAGCAATAAAAAAGATGCGTGACTTTTTTGATTCGTATTCATACGATACGCCATCTGGACGACCGAAGCTAAATGTCACAATAAAACCTGAAGTCTATAACAATCAGGGACTTAGAACTATGCTGAAAGGTGAAAAATTATTTATTGAACATCAAGTTGACGGGTATTGCGCAGAATGGTCAATCGAAGATTTGATATCATCAGCCGCTAAGAAATTAGATGAACTAGTCATAGTTGAACGAGACTCTAACGGAACTGTGTTGGGTTCAACTATTTCAACTGGTTTCAAAAAAGAGACTTTTAAGAAAATGATCATGTCAGGACAAATTGTGATAGAGACGAGACTATCAATGAAAGCCGGAAACAAACTTAAGAATAGAGGGACATGCTTCAGAGTCAGCCCCAAGAAAGTAGAAGAGATTTATAAGGAGGAAAAATGAGTTTCAAAATTAGAGAATTTAAAAACGGTACCATGATCTTAGGAGACTGTTTAGATGTACTATCGGATAATCCGACGAGAGAAATCACAGTACCAGACAAGAAGGATCCGTCAAAAATGGTCACAAAGATGGTTCCATTTTTAGATAGAAATTCAGTAGAGGTAACAGTTACATCTCCACCCTATAACTTGTGCAAGAGATATTCAGATTATAAACTTTCAAAAACTAGCACTTCTATGACCGAGAAATATGAAAAATGGTATGACGATGATTTACCAGAGTGGGAATATCAAGGCCAACAACAGGCGGTAATTTTTCAACTTCTGCGGGTGTCTAGAAGTTCCGTTTATTATAATCATAAAATTCGATTCGCATGGCATGGTCGGAACATCTATAGAACCACCAACAATCTCCACCATCCAATGCATTGGTTGCATAAGTTTCCAATCTGGTGTGAAATCATTTGGGATAGGTGCGGTATTGGTAATCCATCTAATCGCTATCACATCCAAGAAGAAAGAATCTACCAGATTGGGAAGCCTAGAAAGTGGGACAATAAAGATTTAAAATTGACAAATATTTGGAAAATTCCACCAAGCAGGAACGACGGTCATGTTTGTACATTTCCGGAAAAGCTGGTTGAAAATTGCATTTTGCCCACAACTGAAGTTGGAGATGTTGTTTTGGATCCATACATGGGCTCTGGTACCACTGCAATGGTTGCGATAAAGCACGGCAGAAGATTTATTGGAATAGAGAAAGACCCTGCATATTTTGAACTTTGTTGCAAGAATATAGAAAAGTTAGAAGAAATGCTTGACAAGTGATCCTCAACGTGTTACATTATTAGTATAACAATCATGGAGGACAAATGATTAACAACTACAACCTAGGCTATGCCTGTATCAACAGCGAACTTTCATCACTGAAGGTGAAGGTATCAACCAACCGCACGATGCGCAAGAAGACATTCCAAGAGAAAGGCTTGGACTATGTATCGGAAATTATCTTACAGAACGTCACAGACCTGCTAGCTATCCTTCGGTGGAATGCGAAGCACGACATTCACTTCTTTCGCATTTCTTCAGAGATTTTCCCATGGGCTTCAGAGTATGAGATGGAAGACCTTAAAGACTTCGACGCTATCGAAGAAGCCCTTTATGAAGCCGGTCTGTTTGCTAACGAGAACGACATTCGTCTCACATGCCATCCTGGCCCCTTCAACAAACTTTGTTCTCCAAATGAGCAGGTTGTGCAAAACACTATCAAAGACCTCGAGGTCAATGGTAAGATGATGGACCTTTTGTGTCAACCTCGCTCTACTTGGGCAAAGATCAACATTCATGTCGGTGCGGCTTACAGCGACAAGTCCAAAGCCTTGGCGGATTTCTGCAAGAACTTCGCACGCTTATCCGACGGTGTGAAGTCTCGCTTGACCGTGGAGAACGACGACAAGGAAAGTCTCTACTCAACTAAAGAACTCTATGACGGCATCTTCAGCGTCATCAACATTCCTATCGTTCATGACTATCATCATCACACAATGTGTACTGGTGGCTTGTCTCAACAGGAAGCACTCGAACTCGCTCTCAAGACATGGGGTGACGTTGTCCCTGTCGTTCACTACAGCCAGTCACGAGCAGTAGAGCATGATAACCCTAAGATCCGTCCACAAGCACACAGCGACTCTTATTGGACGCCTATCGACACATTCGGTCACCGCATGGACATCATGCTCGAGTGTAAGCACAAAGAAATCGGTCTATTCAAGATGCGTGAGCTAATGGCTGGCTCGTCTTGCATGGCTGCGAAGTAACGGAGGAACAATGAAGAAATGCTCCAAATGCGGAATTGAGAAGCCATTAACCGAGTTCTATAAAGACAGGCAAAAGAAAGACGGGCATCGAAGTCAATGCAAGTCATGCACAAAAAAGCTTTATGCCGAAAACAAAGAAGAGATTGCAAAG